TAGATGAGTCAGATGAGTTCGCTATTAAAAGAGAAAGATTAATTGCTTTGGATGATGAAGTAAAAGCTATAGCATCTATTCTTAGTGATTTAAGAAAACAAAGAAAAGAAATACAAAACTCAAATTTATCTCCAGAAGATAAACGTGCCATCATAGATGATATTACTATTGAAGAATTAATGGCAGTGCAATCGCTTCCCGATATGAAGCAAGAAGCATTCCAATAAAAAAATAATAGGAGGTAAGTATGTTAAGTTTACTAGGATCATTGATGGGATTTGGTACGAGTTTTCTCCCACGAGTCATGGACTACTTCCAAGACAAGACAGATAAAAAACATGAACTTGCTGTGATGGAAGTTCAGATACGTCAACAAAAAGAATTAGCATCACAGAAATTGGAGGCTGTTAATGTTGAGGCAGATATCAGGGAAATTGAATCACTTCACAAGTCTATGCAACCGACTGGAGTCAAGTGGGTTGATGGGTTGCGTGGTAGTGTCCGTCCTGTTATCACCTATGCTTTCTTCTTGCTCTTTTGCTTTGTCGAAATCTCAGCTTACCTTGCACTCACAGCCTCAGGGATCAGTGGTCTTGAGGCTCTCAATGCCGTTTGGGATGAAGAAACAAAAGCATTGTTTGCAGCAGTTATTTCATTTTGGTTTGGTGGAAGAGCAATTGCTCGTGGAAAGAAATGAAAATAAATGAAAGAGGTTTACAGTTAATAAAGATATTTGAAGGCTTTCGATCTGAAGCATACGTTTGTTCGGCGTTGGTTCCCACCATTGGCTACGGTAGTACTTGGTCCTTTGACGGCAGTCGTGTCACCTTATCTCACCCCCCAATTGATGAAGCAGAGGCCGAAGAGTTACTTCTACGAGAGGTCTCGAATAGCGAGAGGTCAGTTGAAAGACTCATCAAAGTTAAAATAAATAGTAATGAGTTTAGCAGTCTTGTATCATTCGTATATAACTTAGGGAGCGGCAGGCTGCAAAGCAGCACACTTCGTTCCTTGTTGAATAGGAATGCTCCAAGAGAAATGGTAGCAGATGAGTTTCCTAAATGGAGAAGGGCTGGTGGTAAGATACTGTCAGGCTTAGTAAGGAGGAGGGCGGCAGAGAAAGCTCTGTTTCTTTGTGGAAGCTGAAGAGTTCGTATGTCCATGGTGCGGTCAACATGGACACATGATATTTATTAAATCGCACTATGAATGTAATGCATGTCGTAGGCCAGTAATGGATTGTTGTGATGGTGAAAGAGCAGAAGAAACTTCAGAGCAAAAGTGAGTATGATAAATATGATGTGGACGGAGACGGTGTGGTCAGCGATGCGGAGCTTTCCGCAGTACGGTCCATCCATGAACAAGAAACAGTTGAAGAAAAAGCCCATGCTCAAAAGCATATGGCTTGGGTTGCTCTTGTATCCATGCTTATTTTTACTGTGTTTGTCTTTCTTCCTTTTGTTCCTAACGACCGTGTTCAGTTATTGGGCAATATTTCTAGCCTCTTCTACGTGGCTATGGCTGGTATCGTAGGCGCATATATGGGGTTCTCTGCTATGAAATCTAATGGGAAAAACAAATGATAGAGTATAGAGGTGAAAAGTTTAGCGGTTATAACAAACCAAAAAGAACTCCAAAGAAAAATAAAAAGTTTGCTGTGTTAGCAAAACAAAACAATCAAGTAAAATTAATTAGGTTTGGTGATCCTAAAATGAGCATCAAGAAAGATCAGCCGAAACGCAGAAAATCTTTTAGAGCTAGACATAAGTGTGACACTAGTCCTCCAAGTAAATTGAGTGCTAGGTATTGGAGTTGTAAAAAGTGGTAAGGAAAATCGTTATGGATACAATTTTAAAATGGTGGGAAGACACCTTTGGTGGAAACAATTCAATATGGAATATAGATTATGGCAAGATTATTATTATTGGTCTTTTGTTGTACCATATCTTTTGGCAAAATTAACTCTTCTCTAGCTGAAGAAAAAGTATTCTCAGGATGGATACTTCATATGTTTCTCAGTGGACAACTCAAGGAGTATACCCCAAGAGGTGGGATGAGTGAGTGTCTGAAAGTTAAACGCAAGATCATGCGATCCCAAGGTGGTGAAGGGGTGCGATGGGAATGCAAGCAGGGCAGACTTGTTCTGAGAGAATATGACGGTGGCACAATAGGAAAGAAATGGTTACCTGTTGAGCATCTTGGAAATGATTGATGGCTGAAAAACCTATAGCTATGAGTGATAGCACCGCTATCTCTATGCCTGTTCGCAACCTTATTTCTATTGTGTTAGCTGTAGGTGTGGGTGTATGGAGTTATTTCGGGGTGGTAGAAAGACTTAATAGATTAGAAACTTTTGAGCAGTTAGTTCAAAAAGATTTAGACACAGGTATAAACGAATTAAAAGCAGACATAGAAAAAAACAACGAGTTCCGAATCAAATGGCCCCGGGGAGAGCTTGGTCAGCCCCCTGCTGATGGGGAACAGTTCATGTTAATTGAACATCTTGGTAAACAAGTAGAGAAAATACAGTCTAGACTTGAGCAAGGTATGAGCAACGGCGTTAATATTAAACGGTTGCAAGAAGATGTGCAGGCTTTGAGACAAGATGTAGAGAAGTTAAAAGATAAGCAGAGAGGCTTAAGTAATGGGAAAATGTAGATACAATCATTGGTTCTGGCATTCCTCTTTTATGCTTTGGATTTATCGCAAGGAAGGCAACCTATCTTCATTCCTTTGGCATAAGATGTGGGGAAGAAAATGGACCCCGTAACTATAGCCGCTGGTTTTGCTATAGCCAAGAAGAGTATAGAGATTTGTAAGAGTGCTCTTGAAACGGCTGAAGATGTTCAATCTATTGGCGGTCATCTCGATAATTTATTTCATCATAGGGATAAAGCACTTCAGCATGTAGAAGATGCTAAGAATAAAAAGCCATTAAGTAAAATGCAGATGGCTATAGCTAGTAAGACAGGTGGGGATGACTCCGACACATCTATCAGTGCCATTGTATCGGAAGTTCTGGAACAAAAAAAGATTGATCGTGCTATTCTCAACTTATCCATACAGATAAATAATAAATTTGGTGAGGGAACTTGGGAACAAATACTCCAAGTCAGAGCCGAAAGAGTAAAGGCTAAGAAAGAACAGCAAGAAAAAGCCAGAGCTTACATTGCCAAAAAGAAAAGAGAAGATAAAATTTTCTGGGACAAAGTGTTTACAGCTACGTGGCAAATGGGGATTATTATTATTTTAATTGGTGGGATATGGTGGTTTATTTCTACTAATTGTAAAGGCTGTTAATGAATGTATTCCTGATCAGTAATAACTTCTCCTGATCCGTAGCAATCCTCACATTCTATTTCAACATCACAGTATACAGGCTCAGGAAAACGATCATAGTTTTGTTCAGTTAGTATTACATCTTCTACTATGATACGACCTTCTCCTAGACAAGTAGGACATTGAATCATTAGCCCAGGGAAATTTTTCATTTGTTTTTTTCTCTTTTAGTTTCAGCCCATAAAGAAACTATAGCTCCAGCTAGTGTTCTATTAATATAGAATTGCTTGGCAACTCTGTGTGGTGCGGAGTACATATCTACATCTTCATTTTCACTAAGCTTATTTAAGTATTCATATATCTCTTCACGCATATCTCCCCCTTATGATACATTTAGTTTAGTAAATAATGGTGCATCATTGCTTATTCTTTTCTCTGCAATCTTAACATACTTAGGATTGAGTTCAATTATTGTTGCATTTCTTTTCAATCTATCTGCTACCAATGCAGTAGTTCCTGCCCCACCAAATGGGTCTAATACATTCCCATCTTGGGGGCATCCAGCTAAGATACATGGCTCTACTAAAGATGTAGGGAACACAGCAAAGTGTGCTTCTTTCAATGAAGCAGGCGTTATATTCCAAACACTTCTTTTGTTTTTAATTTCTGTGCCGTTGGTTTCTGTAAGCGGATTAAAATAATAATGAGATTGTTTTGTTAATAAAAAAATATACTCATGTGACTTGGTGCATCTATCCTTCACACTCTCAGGCATTGGGTTAGGTTTACTCCAAATAATATCCTGTCTTAAATACCAACCATCTTCTTGCAGAGCAAACGCAACACGCCAAGGTATTCCAATAAGTTCTTTATTCTTAAACCCTGCTCTCTTTAACAGATGCATGTTACGGCTATGGTTTGTTTCCATAATGTGTGCTTCTTCGGACAAGGTTCCTTTAGCTACTGTCTGTGATACAGACTTGCTGTCCTTATATGATGAGTAAGTATCCCCCAAGTTTAACCATACAGTTCCATCGTCACGGAGCACACGCTTGATCTCTTTAAAAATGTTAACCATATTTTTTACATAATCGTGTGGGCTTTCTTCTAGTCCTACTTGTTTATCTTTTCTTACTGCCCCACACAGTGGACACTTCTTTTTATATATAGCATCTCCCACCACATCTCCCTGATCATGCATAGCCAGATGTCCTGTCGATGTATCCTTGCTGATTTTAGATAGGCGTTTGTGAGGGCAATTAGGATCACCACCTTCCCATGTCCCTGTGTTGTAGTCACGCAGTCCCCAGTAAGGTGGAGATGTAACTACACAGTTAAAGGTTTGGTCAGGTATCTCCTTTAATACATGAAGACAGTCGCCAGTTTTAATTGTGATCATAGCGATTCTTTTTTATCACGTTCTTTATCTAACTCTTTGTATCCTTCTTCGGCAGAATTTTTCTTAGAAGAGAATGCTCTTCTCTGCCTTTGCAAAGTAAGGATTTCATTAGAATCTCCCATCGGATACATCAACAATACATAGACTCGAAAGAAAGTCTGATGAGGTTTGATCTCCATTTCTTTTACGCTATACCCTGCTACATTAACTTCCCTCATAATGTTTTTGGTAACACGCTCCGTGTCTTTGAGTGCAGGGGGAGCAGTGCCCTTCCCTGTCTCTGTTATATATTCTTTTACTTGTGAACTAAGTCTTCCTTCTATGCGATCAGCTAAAGTTCTTTTGGCATGAAGAATACTTTTGTCGATTGCAAGTTGTAGGTCAGGAGATGTTCCGCTTCCTACAGAATGAATAGCATTCTTCTCTTTCGGAACTTCGATAAACCAACTAGGCAGTTTATCTATTGTGTCCTTTACCATTTCCTTTTGAGCTTCTCTTTTCTTCTCTTGTCTTTCAAGGAAAGCTTCGGGACTTCCAATAGTCGCTGTGTTGCATCCAGATAATATGGCTAACAAAAACTGTGCTACCACCATGGCAATTATAATATTCATTTGTTTCCCCTCTATTTAAAATTTATTTTACCTAACAATTCTATAGGCTTTCCTAACATATCGTTTCTTGTTGTTAGGAATTTCAGCAAGCTTTAGATTGAAGTCTTCTAATGAGTATGCATCTAAGAGAGTAAGCTGTGAATTAGTAGCTATCACATGCACTACTTCTTGAGCATCATTCCCTTTTAACTGGGAAGGAAACTCTGCTGCTAACTCATATTCTCCACTCATAGGGATCGAGACGTTAGTATCTATCTTGTTGTCCCGATCAAATCTGTTAGGGAAGATACGAGTCAACGTGTGACTATGATCTTCCACAAGTATATTAACGTGCATATTGTCTGTTGGTTCTAAGACAATAGTTAATCGCTCCCCATTCTTTAGAACAGGATTTGAAAGCTCTACTTGGATATCAAAGTTTGGATCGTTTGGTTCAGACCTTGATGTAATACGAGCCTCAAGTACTACACGGCATACCCTTTGTTCCTTAAGATTGGTAGTAGATCGAACAGTTTTATTTCTAATACCACTAATAAGTCCGTCAAGCATTGACCAAGTAAATGTGTGCATTGGACATTCAACATTCTCCCCTGTTTCTTTACAAGACATGAAGCTATCAGATGCAATGTACTCCCCATTAAAGGATTGAATTGCATTTAATTTAGCTCGTGCTTCTGCTTTCTTACACGCTTCAGCTTCTGAAATGTTTTCATGGATAGAATAATCTGCCCTTCCATGCACCCATTCATCTATAATAATAGGTGTAGCTTCTGGAGAATTGATCTCCATAAGCAATCGTATTAAGCCAAGTCCAATGCTGATGTATTCCATGGTAGCTCCATTTGTTTCTTTTTAAGAACCATAACCTTTTGGTTACGACCACTGTTGCCAGCACGTTTGACATGATTTCCTTCTGCATCTTTAAGATATTCAATCAGTTCTTTTTCTTTCAAAGATTTATATCTTGCAGTCACAGATGAATACGCCACGATGTTGTGATGATTTTCACAGTACGCACGAACCTCATCACTGATACATCCATTATGGAAAGAAGCTATAGCGTTTAACACAATCGTCTCTAGCTTGGTTGTGTCTAGCTTCTCTGCGGATTCGATACTAGTTTCCTCAGCATCTCTCCTATACAAGGTATATAATTCAGCCATTACGATCATCTCTAAACAGTTCATGGTTCATTACATAGTCCTCAACAACCTTTCTAAACAGAGTTGCGGCGGTGCAATTGTTCTGCCGTGCAATAATCTTCATCCCTTCAATAACTCCATTCGGAATTAATAAAGAATACTTCTTATGCTCACCCTCAAGTTTAGCTGGTCTGTCCATATAGCTTCCGTTATTCATAGCTCTGGTTCCTTTTCATAGTCTGATTTAAGTTCACGAAATAATCTTTGTGCTTTTTTGTTTTCTTTTAGTTCAGATAGAGAAGAAACACCTATCTTCTCACGGAGCCTTTCTCGTGTTCTCCCCTCTCCTTTCTGAACATTATCTGCATTTACTCCTAGATATCTTTGGAACGCTCCCTCTCTACACAGAATACTTGCACTGGCTACAAGGTTCGCTTCCTTAGGTGCGACTGGTTCTTCATGGTCATCCAGTTCAACCATCGCCACACCAAAGCGAGTTGCTGTTGTGTGGGACAACAGCCCCACAGGAACATCATCAGGATGAATTAATAATTTTATTATCACTCCTGTCTGTGCCTTCATATTATTAAGGACACTGTGTAGCTGTGCCTCAAATGTAAAAGTTGCATCACGTATCTCCATTCTTCCACTCCTTCCATTCTCTTGTCGCCCATTCTATGGGATCACGATCAACGATATCCCAAAACTTTCTTTCATCGCCCTTCATGTGCAGATCATGGTGACAGTTCCTGCACAAAGGTACTACCCAGTTGTCTCCAACCTTTAAGCTTAAAGCATTCGGTTCTGCGTAAGTGATGTGATGAGCGTCACCACACCAAGGCGTTCTGCAAACTAAACACCCAAGCTGTCTAACGTGTGCTAGATATTTCTTATCTCGCAGACGCTTGGATTTAAAATTAGAAATCAAGGTCATCAATGCTGAAGGTGTCATTGTTATTTTCCTTCACTGCTTCCTCTTTGGGTGGGGCTTTCTTCTCTGGCTTATCACCAGTCCAAAATTCTTTTAGCTTGATGTTAATGTACATGCCCTTCTTTCCCTGTTTGGATTCTCCATTCATTGTCATCTTGACTTCGCCTGTTTCGTTAAAGGTTTTGACAAGATAGTCGATGTCCTCTTTGCGGAAATTAATATCACCGCTCCATTGTCTCCAAGCAGGGGGGTTTGTATTTCGATTGTCGAATAGATTTCCTATAGCCATAGTTTTAACCTTTCAAAGTTGAGGTGTGATGAGCAATCTTCGCCCACATTTTAGATTCTTTTATATTAATGTTTTTATATTTTGCCATGTCGTTAAACAATGAACTGTTGGACTGCAAAAATTTATTGATTAATTGTTTAGACGTAAGACTATCTTTAAGAATTGAATCTATATTCTCACTGAGATAAACGATCTTATCTTTAATGGGAGTCTGTTCACCAAAAACTAATAGACAATCTGTTTCATCAAAGCCTTTCAATAGGCTTCCACTGTCGTTATAGACGTTAGCCCCTTGGGTTATCGTGTCTACGTCAAAGGTATCGATAACCTCTTTGACTAAAGGTTCGTTTACAATCTCTTTACCAGTTGGCTTTTTGACTTTCTCATCTTTCTTTTTTTCTGGTAAAACTTCGGGCGTATAATCTTCTAAGTCTTCGCCAGCGTAGATGTGAAATCCTAATCCGTGATAGGCAATTGCTTTACATAAACATCTTTGAAGGGCGGTGTTTACTTGAAACGAATCAGGATTAGTCACAGGTTTATTTTTGTTATCCAGCACAGGAAGAATCTCAGTTAGTGAGGAGCCTTCCACTGTAACTGTTACTTGTACATAGGCATGACCCTTTCCATCCGTAGTGTAAGGAACATGACTGCTTCCGTTGTCGAACCAATACTTTTCAAAGGTAGCCTCTGGAAATTTATCTTTTAATTTTCCCCAAGCCCACGCCCAAGACAGGTAGTCAAGATTACCTTTCTTCTGACGATGCTGATCGACTTCCAGTTTCATCTCATCTGTCGTCAAAGTTTCCCACACAGATATCTTTTCTTTTGGCATTAATTATCTCCCCCTAAATGCAAGCAAGTTGATTTGTTTTTTATGAACATTAATAACTTTAGGCTTTCGATTGTCGTCAAGTTCACGCTCAAACCTTTCGATCTCTTCCATAAGTTTCGTGTAAATTTTTACACCAGCCTTATGTTCAAATGAAATTTTCATGGCAAAATCTTGTTGAGTAATCTTTTCCACCAACCCGAAACTTTTATTGGCTGAGTAACAGCATTACTCACGATCAGTCTGTCAGCATTAATCGGGTTGGATTCGAGATGCGTTTCTTCCCAGACTTGCGGATTGTTTACTCGATGTCGTTTCAGAATCTTATAAATGTACGTCTGGTTTAATTGAAAAGATATTGAAAGTTTCTTAACAATTTCGGTGTGCCCCATCATCTTTCTTTTAATATAGTTTTCTACAAGCAACCTATCTCTAATAACCTTATCGCTTTTTTTCATTTTTCATCTCCTTGTATTGATTGCAAAATTTAGATACTTCACAATAGCTTTGACAGCGAATCGGTTCTGCCAATCGCTCTTCAATTATCCATTTGGAATTTTCGCTAGCGTAAGCAACAGCTTCATCTTTAATAGTGAAAACCTTTTTAGCTCTCGTGCTATCAGCAGATGCTTTGACTGCCCATTTATCTCCTCGCTCCCATCTATCTTCTCTCGTGCAAGGTGGTGGGTCACCAGTAGTTTCGTCAATGAGTTCAGCCGTCTCGTGCATTCTCACT